TGCACAAACGCATGAATATCCTCTCTAAACAAAGCCTCAATAATTTTGTTACTTGTTTCCTCATCAAACAGACCACTATCACTAATAATCTTTGCAGCCTGCTTATCATACCTTGTTCCACACATTATAGGTTGTGTACATTTTATATAAAGTTTCATAAATCCACCTCTTAACTTAGAAAGTTATTGCTTCCCAGCTACTTCCATTCCATCTGTAAATAGGTTTTACTAATTCCCATTGATGATTTTCATTATATCTCCAAATAAAACCATTTGAAATAGGTTCTATTTCAGCATAACATCTATCTCTATCCCATACAAGACAGGATCCAGAACCACTTTCCAAAGTCGTATTCACACCATTCTCCCTCTTCACTGTTATACAACCTACTGTTTCATTTGGTTGTATTATAAGGCTCGAATAGTTAAATACTTTATTTGCATTTGAAAATGGTCTTGAAGGATAGCCGCCTGATGTAGCATATTCTACATTTGATATTGTTACACTATTAGAAGAGATTTCTCTTGTTGTATAATCTGTAGCTATTCCTGCTGCCATAGAAACTGTTATAGGTAATCCATTTCCATTTACATAATCTGGGGAGTGAAATTCTCCACTACCTGTTCCCATAGGTATCGTCATTGACAATACTCTTATAGGGGTAGATAGGTTATTTGTATAAGTGCAAAATGGTACTAAGTTTCCTCCTGAGATATAAATATGACCTAAAGCATGGTATGAATTTTCTGTAGGGGTTAGACTCACTGTTGTTGACATTTTATATACCTACTTTCTTTAGGAATCGGATGGCTTGTATGGAATCCAACCAGATTGAGTATAAATCCATACGGGTGTACCGCTTTGTGACCACATAGCATGTATATCAGTATCTGCTATAATACCTTGATATGATCTATCCCAGCCTACAAATACATAGCCACTTCTTGTTGGTGTTGTAGGTGGTGTTGCGCTATTACCATATGCTACTGATTGAGAGCTTAATACTACTTCAGGAGAAGAATAACCATCTAAAAATCTTACTGTAAATGTTCCTGAAGGCGATGAATATATAGCATATAAAGTCTTATCACCAGTAGGTGTAAAGGTACTTCCTGCAACATATGTAGCTGATGTTGCACTTGCATTTTCAGACCATCCTAAAAATACATATGGATCTGGTTTAGTTCCACTATAATTTGGAACTGTGTAAGTCTGTCCTGTTGTTGCTGTATCTGTTATAGTATCTTCCGAAGTATGTGTTATAGGGCTATAGATTTTAGCCCCATTACCATTATAGGTGATATTACAAGTTGCAGATACATCAGTTATATCTGCTATTGCATAATGACCATCACCTAATGAAGCTCTATGACCTCTATCCCATACAAAGCATACAGTACCACTACTAGAGGTTGTTGTGTTTACTTCAAAACTTACTGTAGAACCATTTGGAACTATACATCCACTAAATGTAAATGTATATGCTTGCATTTGACTTCTATCAGGATATGATGGGCTTGATATAGGAGTTACTATATTTGTTACAGATTGTGATGAAGAGGTTACACCGTTACAAGTAAAAGAAACAGTTATAGCACTTCCATTTGCATTATATACTGGTGTACCATCTGTAAAATCACCATTACCTGTACCCATATACATAGTAATTGAATTTATTTGTTTAGAAACACCACTATCATTTGTATAAGTTACTAATCCTCCACTATAGGAAACGCCTACTTGATGATATGATTCTGATATTCTAGGGGTTAAATTTACATTCGCCAAAATCTCACCTGCCTAACTATGTCGGAGTCACTATGGAAATATTACCTTGATCGTCTACTTTGGTGTACTGAGTGTTAGTAGAATCCATAGCAATAGCATCACCCATTTGTGCCATAATAGGATTTACAGCAGGTCTAGGTTTTGTTACACTTGTAGTTCTACTTTCATCTATAGTAGTAACATTTCCATCTGTATATTCTGAATCTGTGGTCTTATCATATCGCAGATTATAAACTTTAGGGAAATCTGCTTCATCTGGTAAAACAGAAGGTCCTTCATAAGTAGAAACATCGGTAGGGGTATAGCCTAAACCAAAGATTTGTGGTAATAGAGATTTTACCACATGTTCATTATTAGACATTTGTAATGAACTTAATGCTCTATATCCTGAATCTATATTCGGTGTACCCTCATATTTTGAATTTCTATACCAAGATTTGTGTCTTGTATCTGAGCTATCTACAGTATTTTCGTTTGTCATTTTTTGAAGCCTAGCATAATCATCCCTTCTATAATGACCAACTCTTGTAGGTCCGATGGAAACCCCTAGACTATTTTTATCTGCTAACTTAGCATCAATAGATATTTTAGTTCTAGCGTCATATCTAACACCAGCTTGTTCAAACATATACATTCCTACAGGTCTTACATATTCTATACAAGCATCTGTAGGTACATTTTCACTAAAGTATATAACATCTATATATCCTTCTTCAGTATGAGGAACTACAGCTACAGAATTTACAGGTATAGAGGTATCTTCCAATCTATTATAAAGTATATCTTGCTCTTTGCCATATTCTAAAAGGTTGAATTGAGCAAGGTTTACTTCTGCAGCAAGTGTTACTCCATCTTTACTGCCTCTATTTCTTATCATAGACATAAAGTAGAGTAACACAAGTCTATTAAATGCTGTTGGTAATCTATCATCATATTTAAAACCCATAGTATCTGCTAACATCCATAATAATTCTTCTGGGCATTTTAGTGGGTCATAAATATCAGGTAGATTTTCAGTATCATATTGTACCTTAGATAATGCAAGTTCAAACCACTTTAGAAATAATCTAAAGTCAGAACTTGTTTTGTATATATCTGGTACTGGTAACTCACTTATTTTCATAAATTGCTCCTAACACTGTGGATGGTTATAATCCATGTACTGCACACAAGTTGATTAAATCACCTGTATAATCTAACAATGTCTTTCGGTTATTGGGAACAGTAGGAACTTCAGCATAAGGTATCGACCATTTATCTATTTCAGTGATATTTAAAGATTTAGTACCTTGCTGTATTAGTTTATCTAATTCCCTTATATCAAAGATAAATGCTCTTTGGTATGATGCAAAACATACGATAACAAGACTTCTAACATAAGAAATGACTGATTTTTCAAGTAGTTTCTTAAACTGGGTATCAGCAGTCTTGTAATCGCTTGCCTTTACTTTAGCATACAAAACAGAGAACTTAAATACATCTTCCCAAGTAGCTTTAGATTCTATATAGAAAAAATATGGTGATTTAAAACAAGTGAAATCACATATGTTTTTACTACCATAGATTCCAGTCATTTGGTCTGGGATTCTGTCAAAGCAGTATCCTAAATCTGGTCTATCTAACCAAGCCTGTATCTTTTTCTCAGCGTCTTTACCTAATGTATCGTTCACACAACTCACCAACTTCCCTAAGACACAATATATTCAGGTGCTATCTTTATGCTAGAACTAATAGAATCAAATCTAGCAAATGATATAGGGTTAAAGTATTCTATATCACAATTATCCCACACTATAACATTGTTGTTAAGACTTCCTGCATCAAAATAATCTATTCTACTATCGGCATTTCTAACAACATTTACTATCTCCATTATAGTAGGTTTTTGACCTATTGATCTATTAGAAGGAGCATAATAAAGACTTAATGCTTCTACTACGGTTGCAATAATGTTATTAGCTACATCAGAACTTACTGGCTTTTTAGGATATATCTGTCCTACTATATGGAAAGGAAATACTCTAAGGTAGCCAAATTCAAGTTCTACTGTCATAGCTTGAAGAGGTCTATAATCCCTCTTCACGGCATCTATAAACTGAATAGGCGGTTTATATCTTGTAAATAAAGTATTATTAGATATTTGTGCTACACCTGTTTGACCATTACCCCAATTACTATTTTGGAAATCATTATGTATTGCAAAACACATGGCAGTATAGGTCTTAAAATTAGATACAAATTTTGAAGCTGTATCACTAGAGTAAGATGTTAAAAATGGTGACCAATCAGCGTTGCCAGCAGGGAAATCATAATTAGTTATATACATCTTATTCTTCTGTGAAGAGGTTAAATTCTCATCATCATATATAGCTTTATTTATCTCTAAAGCCTTTTGACAATCTATAACTAATCCACAATCCACTCCAGGTTCTCTATTAAGGAATCTATTGAAATCAGGCAAGGTTATAAGACTATCCCAAGTATTTATATAATTTCTACTATTAAGATAAGCCTCTTTTGCTGTTTCTGGACTTTTACCTGTTACAGTATGAGTATGAGGTAATTCGAGGGTATTAGAAAGGTTTGAAATTATAATATCTCCTGAACTATCTGATACAGCACCTGGGTCTTTAGCACACAAAAGATTTGACAATACATTTGTACTAACGCAACCAATAATACCAGAACAATCTATCCAATATACTGTTAAATAGTTGTTATCATAATTCTCTAGTTGATTAAGATAATTAGATACTTGTATTTGAGCATTTGAATATGAATCATATGTGACAGCAAATCTAGGCTCTGGTGTGATAAATTCAGAAGGGCTAGATACTTGTAACCATTGTGTAGCTAAAAATTCATCTGCATTTTGAGATGCTTTTGCCTTTATCCATACGGCTGTAGTATCTATATGCTGAGATGGAATACTAATAATGTAATTGTTAGCCTTTACTTGTTGAACAGACACACTATAACTTCTTAATTCACCTTCAATAGCTACTCGTGTCACACTAGCATTTGGTGCTAAAGTAACTTTATCTGTAGTAGCAAATACATCTACAGTATCTGTTACAGTTGATCTTCTACTACGGGTTTCTGTAGAACCATAGGTATTTGTAAGTGGTAAAATATTATAGGTGATAACTCTTGATTGTCCTGTTATATCTGTATAGGCATTAAGAGTGGTAAAGTTATTACCATTGAAACCAAAATCTAAAGTTATTGATGATGATGAATTATTTGTAATTGTTACTTCTGTTCTAGCTGCTGTATAGAAACCTAATTCATATCCTATAAGTCCAAATATCTTCTCAGCATTTTTTCTTTGAGAAACAGAAGGTGCAAATAATTCAGTTGCTAAAATATCAAGATTGACACCAAGCATATCTGCAATACTAGCTAAGTACTTACCCATAACAACACCTGGGTCAGCATCTGCTTCTGGTTTCCATAAATCTGTCATGGTAGGAACAATATCCCAGAAATCCTGAAGTATGGATTCATAATCTCTTGATGTATATTTTACAATACCTTTTAGGTAATCACTCATCTTGTAAGGTCCTTTCCAAAAGCTCTAAAGAAAATTTAATCGGTGTGGTATATGCTATAGGCATAGGCAACCAATCATCTGACAAAATCTCTATTTGTTTAGCCTCAGCCTTATACTCTTTACTCATTCTGAAGCTATCAGCATCTTTTACAAATTTATATGGTAGGATATTAAAATCTCTTCCTATTTCAGAAATCTCTGGATTTAATTTCCCCCATATCTCTATATCCATTTTATCCCAATCCAACCTAGAATACAAGTATTTTATATCATAATACTCAGCATATTTTATCATAGCCTGAAATGTATAACTTGTATCATAGTTATTAGGGCTATATACTGTCCGTAAGTAACCTCTATTTCTGACTGTACCTTTATTAGTACTCATTTTGTGAAATACTACTACTTGTATCAATTCACCATCTGCAATAACACCATACGGATCAAAGTTAGTAACTTGATATTTAGCAAATTCATCTCTATACTGATAATCATACAGCTTACAAAATAAATCGGCTCGTATTCTATCTATCTGTAATATCTCAATATTCTTACTTGTAATAGGAACAATATCTTGTAAGCTCTGAGCTACTTTCCAAAAATCAATATCATCATATAGGTTGATACAATTAGTGTGAAATAAAGCTGCATTGATAACAACTTTATTTCTAAACCCCCAATCAGCACATTGATATAAGTTGTCAGAATAGTTATTACATATATTTATAACAACATTCCGATTAACTACATATATATCATAGGTGTAAAACCCTAGAGTGTAATTTAGTTCATATTTAATCCCCAATATATCTAAAATATCTGCAAAACATTTTAATTTTATCTGTCTTGCAGATTCTTTAGAAGTAGTGTATTTAGATTTAATTTTAAAAATATCATCTCTACATCTCCTACAGAATGACTTAGCATAACCATAAGGATATGTTTCTAAATCTATTTCATCAATGGTTTGTTTTCTAAAAGGTTCTGTAGGGATGAAATCAGACATTTGTTCTACAATATGAGTAACAAATTCAGTATCAGGTTGCAATGTTACAGGGTTTGACATGGTTCATTCATTCCTAAAATCTATTAGTCTACTATGACAAAAGCAGGGCGGACACCATAAGAGTCAGAAGCGTTGATGCAGCGCGCATTACCATAGTAGTTGACACCGGCAAAACAGGAAGGATAAGCCACAGAACGCAACCACCAGGCAGTCCTAGCATCATTGAGTTGATATTCCGATATTCGATGATCAACTGACTTGAAGTATGGGATTTGTGGATTTTCCATTTTGACTTCTGTATTCTGTAAAAGCC